AAACTATGATGCGGATAATAATCATTCAGCACGTAATTTAAAACTAATAGACTATGATACATTTATAAAAAGATTCTTTGAAAGAGATGCAGAAGCAGGTACAGGTGATTTTGATCAGCCTGTTTATGTTTATCGTACATTAGATAATAAAGTAGGATTTACTCCTAGACCTGATGCTACGTATAGTGTAAGCTATAGTTACTTTGCCTATGCTACTGATTTGACAAATGCTACAGATACCATGTCTGTACCAGATGCATATAAGCACGTAGTTATTGATGGTGCTTTATATCATTGCTTTATGTTTAGAGATAATGCTCAACAGGCTCAATTAGTAAAAGCAAAGTTTGATGAAGGTATTGATCGAATGAGAACTCTTCTAATCAATAGATTTACAGATGTTAGAGATACTCGCGTAAGTAGATTAATAAATGTACCTCATGGTAATGCTTAATGGTAGATGCTTTAAAGGATGCAACCGTCCTTTCTAAAGGTGGTTTATTTACCAATGAGGATGCATTATCCCTAGCTAATACCAATCCTGGTGCAGCTTTGCGTATGTTAAATATGGAAGTATCACAGTTTGGTGGTTATAGACGTATAAGTGGATATGCTGATTATAATTCTACTTATGGCTCTATCTTAGGTACTGGATCAGTAATAGGTCTTTGGATATTAGATGGTGTACCTTATGCAGCTAGAAGAAATACAAAAGATCACAATGGTTCGTTAGGTTCTAATCCTTTTGTAGTTAGTAGTGGTAGTGCTACTATAACAGTTACACAAAGTAGTCATGGACTAGTTGTAGGGAATAGAGTACAATTTTCAGGGTCTGCTGCTGTTGGTGGAATTACTCCAAATGGAGTAGACATGGCAATTTTAACAGTAGCAGATGCTAATACTTACACTGTAGCGTTTACATCTGCTGCATCTTCTGGTGCTACTGGTGGTGGTAGTTCAGTAAAATTTAAAGTGAATGCAATTACACAAGACCTACCAGATAATCCTTTTGCGGTTACTAATGGTAGCGCAACAATAACAGTTACACACAGTAGTCATGGTTTATCTATAGGACACAAAGTAACATTTACAGGTAGTACAGCTATAGGAGGTATAACTCCAAATGCTGTTGAGATGGCAGTAGTATCTGTACCTGACGCAAACACTTACACAGTATCATTTACTTCTCTTGCTACCTCCACAGTAAGTGGTGGAGCAGGTACATCAGTAACAGCTACATACAGTCAATCGTATTCTATATATAAGTACTCTACTTCTGGTTGGATTGCAGTATCGTCTAATAGATCTAACATAAATGTTTTAAAGTTAAGAGAAAGTATTAATTCATTTACAGGTACTGAATCTGTTATAATATGTGATGGTACTAGTACACCTGCTAAGTTTGATGGATCTACTTTTAGTGAGCATACTACGTCAGATGATGCTTCTCCAGCAGGAGCTTCAATGACAACAGACTTTAGAAATCATCAGTTTTATGCAGGATTTCCTAGTACAGGGTTAGGTGAAAACAAATTACTTTTTAGTGAACCTAATGTAGACAATAGATTTAGAACTGCTAGTGGTTCTGGAAGTATAAATGTAGGTTTTAATATAACAGGTATAGCTAAGTTTAGAGATAGCTTATATGTATTTGGTAAAGATAAAATAAAAAGATTAACTGGAACTAGTACTTCAGATTTTACTTTAGCTGAAGTAACAAATAATATCGGATGTATTGCCACAGATAGTATTATTGAAATAGGTGGTGATGTATTATTTTTAGCCTCTGACGGTATTCGTCCTATTCAAGGTACTGCCAGAATTGGTGACGTAGAACTTGAAACTATTTCTAAGCCTGTACAACAGTTGCTGCAATCACTGCCTAGTACACATAACTTAGATAATATGTCTTCTGTAGTTATTAGAAATAAATCTCAATTTCGTTATTTCTTTCCTAAGACAACCACAGCTACAGCAGATACAGGTGGTATAATAGGTGGACTTAGATTTGCAGATAGAAGAGTAGGCTGGGAGTTTGGTGAACTATTAGGGATAAGAGCTTTTGTTGCTACTAGTGGTTTAATCAATGATGTTGAAGTAGTATTACATGGAGATTTAAACGGTGAGATATATCAGCAAGAAAGCGGTAATACTTTTGATACTGCTGATGTTACGGCAGTTTACGCAACACCCTTTTTATATTTCGACTCTACCGAAAAACGCAAAATATTCCAACATGTATCGTTATTTACTAGACCAGAGGGGTCTTCCAGTTTGAACTTGGGTATAGCCTATAACTGGGATGATCCTAATACACCAGATCCTACTACGTATTCATTAACGACAGCAGGGGCTTTATCAAGATATACTACAACTAATAGTACTTACGATGCATCGTTTACATTTGATGGGTCATCAAGTCCAGTACTAGAAACAAATATAGAGGGATCAGGAAAATCCATATCGTTGATTATAACATCAACTGGAACCCAAGCACCTTACAGTGTTAGTGGGTTCTCCATAACTTACCAGGATGCAGGATATAGATAATGGCAGGATATACTAGACAATCAGCAGCACAAATAGTTAGCGGTGAGGTTATATCAGCAGCACCACTTAATGCAGAACTTAACCAAGTACTTAACGCATTTAATAATTCTACAGGTCACTCACATGATGGGACATCAGCAGAAGGTCCACCTATAGATAGAGTAGCTGATGCTGACCAACGTAACATGGTATTAGTAGATACGGCTAATAATCATATAGAGTTTTATACTGAGGTAGGTGGTTCAGCTACACAACAATTAAGAATACAAGATGGTGCTATAATTCCAATAACTGATAACGATATAACTTTAGGACACGCCTCAAATCAATTTAAAGATTTATTTCTACATGGTACTGCTAAAATAGATGTTCTTACTGTAGACGAAAGTGCTACTGTTGCAACTACATTAGGTGTTACTGGTGTATTATCGGGTACTACCATAGAAGCAAGTACTGCCATTTCTCCTGATGCTTCTGATGGTGCTTCTTTAGGAACTACATCAAAAGAGTTTAGTGATTTATACTTAGCAGATGGGGCTATAATAGGACTAGGAGAAGATCAAGATGTTACTCTTACCCATGTTGCTGATACTGGAGTACTTCTTAATTCTACTAATAAGATACAGTTTAATGATGCCTCACAATTTATTCATGGCTCTAGTAATGCTATACTATCTCTTGGAGCTACAGATGAAATAGATCTTACTGCTACAAAAACACAAATAAATGGGGTAGCTGAAATTACAGGTAATAGTACTGTTGGTGGAACTCTAATATCTACTGGTAAGATCACTGCTGATGCTGGTATCGATATAGATAACTTTAACATTGATGGTACAACGATAGCATTATCTTCTGGTGATATGACACTAGATAGTGCAGCAGACATTATACTTGACGCAGGTGGTGATGAGGTTATATTTAAAGATGGTAGTACTAATGTAGGCCATGTTAGTATGGACAGTGACAACTTAACTATCAAGTCGCTTGTTAGTGATAAAGATATGATCTTTCAAGGTAATGATGGTGGATCAGGTATTACTGCATTAACATTGGATATGTCAGGTGCAGGTGCAGCTACATTTAACTCTACTGTTACTGCTACAGGATTTAGTGCAGGTGATGGTAACATAACCAACGTAGGTGATATTGCTATTGACTCTATCTCTGCTGATGGAACAGACATTAACGTAGCTGTAACAGATAACTCAGCTACTGCATTTACAATTAAACAAGGGTCAGATGCTTATCTTATTGTTGATACAGCTAATAGTAGTGAGTCAGTATCTATCGGTACTGGCATATCAGGTACTGCTGTAACGATTGGACATGGTACATCTGAAGTAACTATAGGCGATAATTTAACTGTTGCAGGTAATCTTACAGTTACTGGTACACAGACAATTGTAGATACTGTTACAATGAATGCAGAGAATGCAATCGTGTTTGAAGGTGCTACTGCTGATGAGAATGAAACTACACTTACTATTATAGACCCTACTGCTGATCGTACAATTAACCTACCTAATCAATCAGGTACAATTCCAGTATTAGCAGCAGTAAGTACAACACAGATTACATCTACACCTGAAGAATTAAATGTTATGGATGGTGGATCTAGTGCAGCTAGTATGACTGTTGTTGATGCAGATCGACTTGTTATTAACGATGGTGGTGTAATGAAACAAATAGCAGTTACTACTTTATCTGCTTATTTGGATGATGAAATAACTGCAATGCCTAACCTGGTATCTACTGGTGCGTTAGATACTGGTAGTATTACTTCTGGCTTTGGTACAATAGATACAGGATCTTCTGCAATAACAACATCAGGTGCAGTAAACTTTGGATCACTAAATGATGGTTCAATAGGAATAACAGCATTTGTAGATGAAGATAATATGTCTTCTAATAGTGCTACATTAGTTCCCACTCAACAGTCTGTTAAAGTATACGTAGATACTGTTGCAGGTACATCTAATAACGTAACTGGATTAACTGCTTCAGGTGCAGAACTAAACGTACTTGATGGTGCAAGTGCAGGAACTATAGTAAATAGTAAAGGTGTTATCTATAGCTCTGGTGGTAAAGTAAACGCTACTAGCTTACAAATAGCTGGTACAGATCTTACTGCTACTGCTGCTGAATTTAATTTACTAGATGGTGGATCTACAGTAGGTACTACAGCAGTTGCATCAGGTGACGGTATTGTTACTAATGATGGTGGTGTAATGAGACATACAAATGTCGATACATTTGATACCTACCTTGCTGGTACTAGTAAAACACTTACAAACAAAACACTAACCGCACCTAAGATAGTCGATGGTGGTTTTATTGCTGATGCAAACGGTAATGAGGCATTAGTATTTCAAACAACAGGATCTGCTGTAAACGCTTTAGAGATAACTAACTCAGCAGCTAGTGGTGCATTAACTATTGGAGCTATGGGTGGTGATGATAACGTAGACATAGACATTACACCAAAA